TAGTGCTAGATACAAACATAGCGAAGTTTTAGTTATTTTAGAAGGTGGCGATGATGCTGAAAGATTGAATTCACTAATTAATGAGGCATTTGACGGTAAATTTACTTATGAAACAATTAATTTAGATAGATTTATTGAGGGTGAAGCAGAAATCAAAGGATTTATTTGTAGTGAATGTTTCGAGACTGAGCGTACTTTCAAGACTTTAAGAGGATTAAAGACTCACTTTAGAATTAAACATCAAGGAGTCCCGTTTCCCAAAACTCCAATGAAGGTTACAACTAAAGTTTCATTCAAGGATAGACTTGATAATTTAAAGAAATATCTTGAAGATAATCCCAAGAAAGTATTAATTTTACAGCGTTCTGATGATTCTACCTTCATTGAAGGCCAGAAAGACATCAGACCATTAAAATATATAGTTGAAGAAGAATAAGTAATACATTAATAATTTAGTAAGGAGAAGTAATATGAAAGATTCTAATTTAGTATCACACGCAGAGAGAGAGTTAAAATTAGCAGGGCTATTTGATAAAGATAGCGATTATGGCGGAATGTTTGGTAAGTCTGTATTAGAGCTAGTCAGAGCATTTGCTAAACAAGGCCATTCAGGTGCTTCAGCAATGAGGACATTGGCTATTTTTGATAAGGTGGCTAGGTTTGAAAATTTAATGCCAATTACTTCTAAAATAGATGAATGGATGGATACTGGTAGCGGTTTATATCAATGTATCCGAAATCCAGCATTATTTTCTGAAGATGGTGGCAAAACATATTATAATGTTGAAGATAAAAAGAAAAAGATTTATACAAGTAAATAATTATGGACAATGAAGAAGTAAAACAACCAAATCCACAGACAGGCCCAAAGCAAATAGATTGGATAGCAGCTCAACAATACTATCTAGAATCCTTTACTAGGACTTATGCTGATGTGGCTAAGAAGTTTGATGTTTCTTCACAATCAGTAGAGCAAAAGGGTAGTGCTGAAAGTTGGGTTAATGTTAGGAAGGAATTAGGTGAAAAAGCAATAATGGAGTTTGAATCAAATAAGATTTATGAGATAGCACAAGTTAACACTAAACATTTAAAGGTTTTCAAAACGTTGATGGGTATTGCTGCTTTAAGGCTATCTGTTTTACGAGAGAATAAACTTGCAAAAACAAGCGATTTAAAAAACATTGCTGATGTTATGGAGAAGGCGGTTAATGGTGAGAGATTAGTATTGGGATTACCTACAAGGGTTTCTAAATCTGAAATCATGGGAAAACTCACTACCGATTTATTATTATCACCAGAGCAAATCACAAAAATGGACAAATTTTTCAAAGATGAATCATAAATACCATGAATTCAATATCATCACTTATCAAAGAGTATGGCAGGCAAGAGGCGAAGTCTTATCTTTTATCATTCTTTGAAGATGAAAAGAATCTAAAATACTTTGCCAGCATCTTTTCCACTCACATAGAATCTCCATTACCCGATTATCAACGTGAGTTACATTCAATCATTCCTAACCATAGTAGAATCGCTTTAGCTGCTCCCAGAGGCTCAGGTAAAACAACAACCATAGATTTAGTCATATTGGCTTATTATGCGTTGTTTAATAAATCTCCATTCTCACTTCTCATTTCAGACACCATGCCACAATCAAGGCTTCATTTGGAAGCGCTGGCTAATGAGTTAGAAGTGAATGAAATTATCCATTTCTTATTTGGTGACGTTAAAGGCGAGACTTGGGGCGCTGACAGTATCCTGATTAAGACTAAATACGGTGAATCTTTAATATTAGCTAAAGGGGCAGGACAGAAAATCAGAGGATTAAAGTTTAGAAACCATAGGCCACACTTAGCTTTAATAGACGACTTAGAGAATGATGAAATGGTTGAATCAGAGGATAGGCGGATTAAATTAGAGAATTGGTTTAGATTTAACTTCCTAAGAGGATTAGATAAAGATTGGAGTAAGGTAATCATGCTTGGCACTATCCTGCATGAAAATGCTTTACTCAAGAAGATTATTGATAAGAAAGAGCCATATCAAGGTTGGGAAGTCAGGAAATATAAAGCTATTAAAGATGATGGTACTTCGTTTTGGGAATCAAGGTTTCCTTTAACCTATTTAAAAGATATTAGAGATAATCCAATGCATCCTGAATACGCAGGTAGCATCGTATTCGCTCAAGAGTTTCAGAATGAGCCTAGAAGTGATAAAGACAGGATTATTAAAGCTCTTTGGCTCAAGTATTACTATTCTAGTAGCAAAGTAGAAGATGAGGCTTGGTTAGAAAAACTAAACATTATAGGTGGAGTTGACCCTGCTATTTCAGAATCAGAAACATCTTCATTCTTTTCTTTTACTACTATAGGAATTGACAAAGAGGGACATGCTTGGCATTTAGAAACCATCAGAGGCAAATTTAGTGGATTAGTACAAGCTCAAAAGATAGTAGAATGCTATAAACGGTGGAGGCATGATAAAATTGGTATAGAATCCATTGCTTATCAGAAAGTACTAAGCCAGTTAGTTAAAACTGAAGGTGCTAAAGAAAAGGTGTATCCTAGTATTAAAGAGATATTTACTGATAAAGACAAGGTTAGAAGAATGGTAGGGTTATCAGCAAGGTTTGAAGGTGGATTTGTCCACTTAGACAATGATAGTCCAGAATTAGAAAACCTTAAAAAAGAAATTTTGTCTTTTCCTGCTAAACCAAACGACTCGGTTGACAGTTTAATGTTAGCATTAGAAAGTGATGCTAAACCAAAGCCAAGAGTATTTAAAAGAAAGGCAAGAGTGTTTAGTAGCCCTGGATTAAGACAAAGAATTATGTAAAAATGTTATAATAAAAAATAGGCGAATTAACTATGACAAAACCATTAGAGATAAAACCATTGGAATCAAAGTTTCCTTATCCGAGCCAAATTAATAGATTAGACAGTTACTATACAAACAACCGACTTTTAGAAGGCGACCATTTCGATGCTTTTGCTTTACAAGGTGGTAGTGAATTTTCTGAAAGATATTCTCAATTAAGATACATTACTTGCAATTTCGCAGGATTAGTTTCCAAAGTTATTGCGGATATTCTTTTCGGTGAAGAAGTCCAAATAATTACCAAAAACAACCAAGAATGGTTAGAAGATTTGATGTTTAAGAATCAGATGAAAATGCAAAACTATGAATCAGCTATGTCTAATTCAGCCAAAGGTGATGCTCTTTATAAGATTAGAATTGAAGATAAAGAAATTTATATTGACGATATTAACCCCGCTATTTACTTCCCACATTTAGATGCAGGCAATCCTAGAAAGAAACCAACAGTTGAAGAATTAGATTGGACAGAAACAATCGGTAAGACTAAATATTTAATCAGAGAAATTCACAGTCCAGGGTTTGTTAATACTCAAGTGAATGAGTTAGATGATAAAGGTAACATTGATATTGAAGTAACCGTTGATGAATATAATAAAATTGCGGGTACTAATTACGTAGCTTCAGTTGAAACAGGCATTACTAAAAATCTATTAATCCACATTCCTAACTATAGATATTCAGGTAAATACTTTGGTATTTCTGATTATGTAGATATTAATAATCTTATGTTTGCTCTGAATAACAGGATGACTAAGATTGATAATATTTTAGATAAGCACTCAGACCCAATTCTAGCTGTACCAGAAGGTGTTTTAGATGAAGATGGCAAGGTAAAGAAAGAAGCCTTTGGAATGATTGAGGTTACTGATGAGGGTGGCAAACCAGAATATATCGTTTGGAATGCTTCATTAGATGTTGCATTTAAAGAAATTGATAAATTGGTTGAATTCTTATATATGTTTTCAGAAACCAGTCCTGATGTTTTGGGATTAGGTAAAGGCCAAGCCGAATCAGGCAGAGCTTTAAAGATACGATTACTTCGTACTCTAGCTAAAAGAAATAGAAAACAGCTTTATTACGACCAAGGATTAAAAGAAGCATTAATGATTGCTCAAGAGATATCTAAAGCTAAAGGATATACAGTCAATGGCAATAAGGCTAAAGACGAGCCAACAATACCTCATTTGAAATGGGCAGATGGTGTCGTAGATGATGCTTATGAAAATACACAAATTGAAGGTATGAAAATTGAATCAGGATTGACGAGTAAGAAACGCTCAATAATGAAACTTGAAGGAGTTGAAGAAGCTGGAGTTGAAGAAATCATCAAAG